TTGAAAAAAAGCTTCAAATTCTTTCTGAGTCCTGATCTTTTTTAGTGCTTCTTCAGGAACCTTGAATAACTCATTGTCAATCATATTGCTGCTTATTTAGGTTAAAATTAAACTTTTTCGTTTAACCAACCGGTCTTTGAGCTCGATCGCCGGCTCCAGACCGGTTGGTTACTCAAGCAGCTACAAATTCATTTACACAAAATTATTTACACCCTCATAATTCTCGTAATAGGTCTACCTAATAGGCTCTGATTTGTATTCTTAATCAATTCTTTCTCACTACTTTTCTCCTCCTCTAATTCTTGTTCAAGGTCCTTAATAAGTAATTTGGGGCACTGCTTAAATTCTTTATTCTCATCTCTTATAGGTAACCCTCTTGTGGACCTATAGCAATACGGACACTGATTCTGTTTATGCACAAAGCCCTTTAGCTTGTCAAGAACAGAGCTACCAATGATTGGAATAATTCGCCGACCGACTCCCTCAGCATATCCTATCTCTTGATTTATCCATTGCTCTTTATATGATTGTGGAGACAATATTGGAATAACACAATATGACGCCTCAATCCCATCTCTTACTAGCTTTACAAGAGCACTATTAGCTTTTCTTCTGTCAGCCACTACAAAGGGTTCAAATAGCGGATGATCCGCCAGCTCTTTCTTAATAATGGCTACCTTATTATCATTAGTACTTGCATAACTTATAAAGAGCGGCTTCTTTTTTACTTCAGCAATATCGTTTTTTTCAGTTGAGCCCTTTTTCTCAGGACCTTGTTCGCTCAAAAGCATCCTCCTATAACCTCCTTCACTAACAAACTCTCTACCTGCTCGTGTTATCTTCCAAATAGTACGGCCACCTGAAATATTGCTTTTGGAGAGATAACCCTTATAGGACATATCTTGAAGATAGCTTCTAAAAGCGGTGATAGGGAAGGGTTTGATTCCCAAGTCAGCATATATTTTTTCCATAATAACCCCGGCACTTTGTTTAGATAGGTAAACTAAGGCCTGATTCTTTAATTTCAAAACCTGCTCTTGATCCATTTTGGTGTGATTTGACGAAGCAAATTAATAAAACTCAAGGGATTTCGAAAACAATACAAATCGCAAAATATTCTAAAATCCCGATGATATATAGAAAAAGACATCTACTGGGCAATAGTAAGGATTTTTGTTAATCAATAATTGAAGGCCTCCTATAACATCTGCCCAGTGTGTTTGGAGGCCTTCTCTTATTGATATTTAAAATAACTGGGCACTATGAAAGAGTTCAAAAAATTGGGTCAAACAAAGACCATTTACCACAGGACCAATAAAAAGAAAGACAGGTTTGAGCAAATAAGCAGGGATCTCCTTAGGGATTATAGGTTATCTCCTGATGCCTTCAGAGTTCTACTCTATTATCTGGGTAATACAGACCAGTGGCAACCTTCAGTAACAAAAGTTAAGCAATTATTAAATATGGGCTGGAGGAAGTGGGACAATGCTTGGGAAGAGATTGAGAAATATGGATATGGTAAGAAGCCTAAGAATATGGGTGAATACTGGTTAGTTGAGATCAATGAAAGAGGTAATGCCTCAAATATGGACAATATTGAGTCTCTTTTTTTATAGGGACCAGTCTTCCATTTTGGAAGGATGGCCAGTCTTCCATTTTGGAAGGATATTAGAGATAGCATATATTAGAGATAGGTTGGTCACTCCGTTCCCAACCAGTTATCAAGACGAGCTTGATAACTGGGCAAGAGAACCATAGTGAAAACTTCGTTTTCTCCTTAAAAAGAGTAAGGTAGATTTCTAAGAAAATCCCTTATTAAAACTAAGGGGATAGGCTTCCCCTTAAAAAAATAGAAGGATAGTAAGTCCTTCCCTTATTAAAGAGATTAATTAAGGGGTCAGGGATTTACTTATTAAATCGCGAGGAACCGCGAATCTACCGTCCTACTTTGTTTTGTGTGCCTGAGAATGGTTCTTATAAGTTTCCCAATCTGGACTATAGTTAGCATCAGCTTGGTTACCCCAGACGGTCCAATTTTTCCTTTCTCCTCTGGCAAACAATTCTAAGTATGGACCTTTACTACAAGACTCAATTAGCTTGTACTGTTCATCTGGCTTTCTACTATGTTCTCTCTTCTGAGTTACAATGATATTTTCCTGTGTTCGTCCCGGCTTCAAAGTCCTATTATTCTTCCCCTTTACACCAAAGAGAATAATCTCAGTAACATTTCTAAAATAAAAGCCAACGCCTCTTCTATCAGGACCCCCATCCTTCCTTACCTTATACCAAATCAAATTAGACTTATATGTAAACCCCCAAGCTTCAAGGACCTGAAGACCATCAAATAATAAGGCATTAGGCACCCACAAATATAAGTGTGCTGATTCTTCAAGAGAGTCAGATATAGGTATAGATTTTATTTCATCAAGGGTTAAGGTAGGATATCTAGATAGGCGCTTATGCTCTGGAGCCATCTTCCCTGTCCTATTTTGGAATTGCCAAGGCGGATCAGCTAATACTGTAGCAAACTTCTTATCCCCAATAAATTTCTTAAATTCTTCTGCGGCTGATAATTTCTTAGTCATTAGTTATTAAGTTCTCTGTTATGCCAAATACAAGTACAGGACATCCTCCATTCCTTCCTGCATCTAGTCTTGGCAATAGTTTATTAATATGTGTTGTACTTGCTCCATACTTCATATAGATAGGGCTTGTTCTACCGTACTTATCGGTATAATCTCCAAGGGTTTTAAAATAACCTTCGTGTAGACTTGTACTCCTTGTTAGAAGGACTCCAATACTAATTCTATTATAATCCCAGAAAGCTCTAAATGCATAAAGGTCCCTATCAAATGTTTGATCCTTGCTATTCCATTCTAAGTCAAAAGCTACTCTCCCTTTTACATAATCAATCTTATGGGTATCTTCATTTATAGTCCTCCCATCCACTACTCTTTGGGAATGCAAAGTATCTTCAATCCATCCAAGAGGTCGTAATATTTCTGATATCTTTTTAGGAATATCACTTTCATTTCCTCCGGGTTTTATAATATCGGATATTGAAATCTGAAAACTTCCTAATGCTCGTATCAAGTCGTAATACTGTTCGTTGAAATCATATTTAAGTATAGTGAGAGCGTGCTTATAATCATAAATTTCATAGCTCTTAAATATCCTTTCAGGAAGAATTTTTTTGGGATCCATAACTTCAGGGTTTTGAAAACCTCTAAGTTAACAGATCTATCCCCATTTCTTCTTAATCCATTTATTAATTTCTATTACATTCTATTGTTTCACGAATATGCAAAAATCCTGCCGACGCTAAGATACACACTATCAATGTAATGTGTCATTATTGAGTATTAAATTTCGTTAAATTTGAATAGGTATTTCACTATACCCCGGCCAGTTCTCAAATTCTATACCCCATCCCTAATCGTCCCAAAGCTTTGCCTTTGCGAGATTCACTTTTTAAGGCCCACCTCCTAACCTGATGGCCTTAAATCTGCTGTATTCTATGGTTCTTTTTGCGTATACGACACGCTAGTTATTATCCCATATAAACCTATTATTCAAGTAAGAAGCTCAGTATAGGTCCGTATTTCGCGAGATAATTTCCTACTCCGTTCTGATGATATATAAAGTGTAAAAATAAATACACTTTATGAGTTCATTAAAAGACGATATTATTTATCACTTAGAGAGCAAGGGCAACTACTCTCCAGAGGTTGATGACCCTGAGATTGAAAGGCTTATAGATAATATGAAGCTATATCAGTCTTGTCTAAAGGACTTATTACGTACAGGGGTAAGTGAAACATATGAATACAAGCCAGGACATACAGTAACAAGGATTAACCCTCTTGTTGGTGCTTTACAGACATTCCAAGCTAACATAAACAAATCCACCTCAAAGCTTGGTATCTCCCGAAACGACAGAATTAAGCTTAAGCTACTGGAGCAAAAAGTAGATGAGTTCGAAAATGACTTCTCTTAATGACGAAGGAGCAATACATTCAGGATTGCTGGAGAAAGGCAAAGGAATATTGTGAAGGCGTCGAGGATGGGTCAATTACTGTTTGTGAGAATCTCTGGTTAGCAGTTAGAAGACACAGCGAAGATTTAATAAGAGATGACTTAGACTGGAAGCCTGAGATGGTTGAGAAGGTTTTCAGGTTCTTCAGCTATCTATATGTCGATGAAGGAAAAAGATTTCTACTTGAACCCTGGGAAGCATTTACCATTCTACATCTCTTTGGCTTCTACTATAAAGGAACCGATGAAAGGAAGTACCAATACTCTTTTGTATTTGTAGGTCGTAAGAACGGAAAGACGACTTTCATAGCAGCCCTACAGCTATACTTTATGATGGCCGATGGTCAACCATTCCCAAGGTCTCTCTTAATATCAGCATCTCAGGACAATGCAATTGATACATCATTTGGTGCTTTACAGGAACTTATAAAATGGTCGCCATCTATAAGGTCGAGGCTCGTTGCCAGAAGAAGCAATAAGATTGAGTTCATTGATAACTCTAAGCTTGGATGGTGTAAGACAGTTCCTATTGATAACTTAGGAAAGCTTGAAGGGTATAACCCAACATCCTGTATTCTTGATGAGATTCATACTTATAAGGATGCCCAAAAATTCAACGTAATAAAGAACGGCTTAGGAACAAAGAAGAATCCTATGCTCTTTCTTATTTCCACAGGTGGGTATGACCAAGATTCATTCTGTGTTAAGCTTGTTCAAACTGGTAGAGATGTATTAAGAGGAAAGGTCAGCGACGACAGATTTGCTTTTCTTTTATATGAACTGGATGAGGGAGATGACCCTCACGATGAAAATAACTGGACAAAACCTAACCCATCCTTAGGTGGGATATTGAATTATAGAGATTTCAAATCCAATTATGAGACTTCAAAGAATATTCCTGAATCCTTAAATGACTGGTTAACTAAAAGGATGAATCTATTCTTGGAAGAGCAAAGTGAATGGATACCTAACCATATTATCAAATCAGCTACAAGGCATTTTACTGATGAAGAGGTTAAAGGGTTACCCTGCTTCATTGGTGGGGACTTATCGGAGACAAGAGACCTCACTTCATTCAGTCTTTTATGGGTTGGAAGGGATAAATTCTATGTGAGAACCTATTTCTTTTATGTAAAGCTTAATAGTGCAAACAGCTTAAAGAAGGGTCATAAGGACATCCTATCCTGGACTAAAGCAGGATATGTTATACCCTGTGAGACTGATACTATTGATTATGCCCTAATAAAAAGGTACATACAGGGCTGGAAGGATGCTTATAACATTAAAGGTTTATATCTCGACCCATATAGATTTCCCGATTTCCTTAACGTGCCAAGAGTATCAAAAGGGGCTCAACTCAAACTTGATGATGGCTCTACATTATGGTGTTCACCAATGTATCAGGGATTTGCCTTAGACCAGCCAATGAGGGAATTGGAAAGGCTACTATTCTCTGAAAAAATCTCCTTATATCCAAACGATTGCTTAAAGTGGAACTTCCTTAATGTGCTGGTAGAGAGGGACAGAGTTAACGGAAATATCAGAGCTAAGAAGAATAAAAATCTTGATGCTATTGATGGTGTCATATCAATACTCTGTGCCCTTGGTGGCTACTTAGGTGTAGGCCAAACTCCAGCTGCTAAATTCTTTCAGAAACACGACTAAATCAGATGGATATATATAAAAATAATCATATAGAATGGCTAATTTTTTCACAAATCTTTTTAAGAAAGAGCCCAAGATAATCACCGGAATTGAGAAAGAAGAAATAAAAAGAGCAATTGATGCTATTAGTTTCCCTCAGTTTCATTTTGATACAGATGATGGAAGGAAGATAGTTGCTCTTAAAATATGTAGCAAAATCATATCTCAAGACATAGGAAGAGTTCCTCTCAAGCTTTATAAAAAGGATGAAAGTGGTAATAAGGTCATTATGAGAGATGACCCAAGATATACCCTATTGCACGACCGTCCTAATAAGTATACCGACATCTATTCATACAAATCAGCTGTAGAGGTTGTTAGGTCTGAGGAAGGAAACTCCTATGTGGAAGTAATCAGGGATAAAAGCAAGAACCCAATTGCATTTCAAATACTTGAATATGGTTCTGTTTCAGGTCCTACTCTGGTTAATGATGATTTAATCTATACTATTAAGGACGGGGATAAAGAAAGGAAGCTAGGTTCAGCAGATATACTCCACTTTAAGAACCTGTCAATGAATGGTTATAAAGGCAGAGACCCTAAGGAGGACCTTGCTATGCCTTTAAGCATTGCCTATAAAGCTTTGGTTACCTTGGATAACTTCTATCAGAATGGAGCTATTCTTACTAAGGTATTGGAGAGTACAGTTCCCGAAGGACTTGACCCTGAAAGATGGAAGGAACAAGTTGAGGACTTTGTAAAAGGATATACATCATATGCTAATGCTCATAATACTCCGGCATTACCTCCATTTACTAAACTTGTTGATGTAGCAACGAAGCCATCCGATGCCGATTATATTTCAACCATCAAGCAAATGTTTGCTCAGATTGCTGCTTATTATGGCATCCCACAGCATAAGATAGCTAACATTGAGAGCTCTAAGTTTAATGCTCTCTCAGACATTCAGGCTGATTATATTGAAAATACATTGTCCTCTATAATGGAAATGTATAGAAGAGAGTATGAATTGAAACTCTTAACTGACGAAGAGATTAGAGATGGTTATAGTATAGAGTTCGAGACCAATGCTCTCTACATTACAGACTCAAGAACAAGATGGGAGAATTATAAAAATGCTTTTGGTATTGCTGCTATAACTCCTAATAAAGTAGCTCAGCTTGAAAACCTCCCAACATTCGAGGGGGGTGATGACCATTACCTAATGAGCAATTACCAATCAGTTGAAGCCTATAACAAGAAGATTAAGGCAAGCCCTCAGAATATTGAACAAAGTGGGGTAGTTCAGGAGTGATATATATTAAAATAACCAATAAGCAATGAAAAAAGCTGAAGATAGATATGTATTAGAAAATTCCCACTTAAGAGCATTTGTCGAGGATGACAAGAAGATAGTTGAAGGAAGGGCTTTAGTATTTAATTCGCCAAGCCGCCTATTATACGAGGATAGGAAGGAATTCAATGAGGTAATTGAGGACGGAGCACTACAAGAGACCGATTTTTCCAGAGCCTACCTTACCTATAACCATTCGAAAGACGATGTTTTTGCAACAGTAAAAGGGGGTTCTCTTACTCCTATGCCTGATGGTCAAGGAATGCTTTTCAGAGCGATACTTAATAACACCCAAAAAGCTAATGATATGTATGAGCTTGTAAGGGGTGGTGATATAGCAGGATTGAGCTTTAATATGGTAGTAAGTGAAAATGACTACACATATTCAAGAGGCACTGATGGTAAGCTTGTAAGAACAATTCATAGAATCAGAGCTATAAAAGAAATTTCTCTTATTGGTGGACTTTGGGAACCAGCTTATCCTGATACAATGGTATGGGCAAGAGGGTTAGATGAGTATATGAGTCAGGAGCAAATGGAGCAAGCTCAAAAAGAGCAACTAATTGCAGAGCGTAAAAAATTCACTGAAAGAAAGATAGATATATATAAGAAACTGGCTGAAGTTGAAAAAGTATAACGAAACCTATAAAAGAGGGACTTTTAGATGGTATCTCGTGCCTGAAATTTCAATGAGGGTCTTAACTAATATTTAAAATAAAAGAAATACTACTATGATTTCAAAAACGATTAATACCCTTGAGGGTAAGATTAGAGCAACTTTAGCTGAAATGAATCAGCTCGTTGGCGACAATATGACTGACGAACAGGTTGCTTCTTATGATGCTAAGAAAGCAGAGGTTGCAAAAATGGAAGAGCAACTTAAGAGAGCTAAGGAACAGCACGAGGCTAACCTTAGATATGCAGACGAGGTTAGAAACCACGATGACGGAGAATCAAAGGATGCTGTTAAATCATTTTACAGAGCACTTAATGAATATGTTGATTCCAATGCAAGAATTATTTCAAAGGAATTCCTTGGTAAAAATGGTGGCCTTTTAGTTCCACAGCAGGTATTAAGAGCTAACCCTCTTACTTCAACTACTAACTCCTCATTAGTACCCGTTACTGTTGCTAATGACCTTAGCATCGTTACAGGAGATAACTTCTCCCTACTTCAGGCACTTGGAGTAAAATGGTTCCCAGGACTTACTGGTACTGTTGAATTCCCATATATGGTACAAGGTTCAACCACAAAACCATCAGAAGGCGGTGATGCATCTACCTACAATGCAGCTCCTCTTAATGTAGAGCTCAAGCCTCAGGCATACTCTTCATATCAGGACTTCACCAAGCAGTCTCTTCTTAGCTATCCAGATTCAATTGTTAGCGGCATAATCGCTGATATGCAGCTTGCTAATGAAAGGCAGGTAGTTGCTGACCTATTCAGCTCTATTCTTGCTACTGATTCTTCAGTTGCATTTACAGCAGCAGGTGCTACCTATGGTGATATGATTAATCTTACTAAGATTAACTATAACATCGGAGGTGCTCAATTCGTAGTTGGGAACGACCTTAGAGTATACCTTGAGCAGAAACCAGTGAACTCAGCAGGTATTGCACTTGCTTGGAATGCTCTTAATAACACCGTTGGTGGAAGAAAGGCAACTGGTACTGACGCACTTAGTGCAAAGCGTTCTATCTATGGTAATTTCAATTACTCTGGAGTTGGTATCTGGGGTCAGCCTGAAATTATTGTTAACCCATTCTCTATGGATATTAACGGTAAAGTTAGGGTTACTACTCTTGGCTTCTACAAGCCTGTCGTACTTAACAAATATGCGTTCAAGTACAATAGCGCTGATGCTTCCTGCGGAATTTAATTAACATTAAATAGCCCGAATATATAAGGAGATGAGGAACCCGATTCTTCATCTCCTTTTTCTTTAAAATAAAGAGCTACTATGTATAATGTTAAAACAAAATCCGACTGGCCAGTAAGTTCAACGGATGTTAAATCCCATCTCAAGATTGACCCTGATGACTTTGATAATGATAACTATCTGGACTCAATTACAATTCCATCAGCAACCAGATACTGTGAAAACTTCATAGGAAAGGACATAGCATTAACAAAGAATGTTTTAGCAATAGACAGCTTTAGCGGAAGCGATGTTAGAATTAATTCAGGCAACTTGATATCAGTTGAGTATGTAATAACTGACTCAAGCACCTTAGTAACTGATTATACAATAGTCTGGAACAGGGACTACTTTATACTGGAATTCCCATCATTAGTTACCTCAGACCCATTAAAAGTTGAATTCACCACAGGATATAATGAGGGTGAATGTCCCGAAGACATTAAGTCGGCAGTATTGATTAAGTGTTGTGATGAGTTTGACGTTGAAAGGAGCTCTTATATTCTTTCCAGCTATAAGAAAATAGATGGTATGGGCATAGTTGAAAGAAAGCTTATGCCACATAAAGTATTCAGGTGGTAATTATGTTAGCAGCACTTTTAAATAAGAAAATCCTGATTGAGAAAGGTGTTACTAATAGCACCTCGGTTATGTCTCCTACACTTGGTTATTCCGATTATATGGAGACTTGGGCCAATGTCTATGTCAGATCGGCCAATGCCATATTCTCGGAAAATGAGGAGCTGATATTTACTACAGAATTTACAATCAGGTATAATTCCAAATCAAAGGAAATAAATAACAAATATCGCATTAAATACAATGATCAGTATTACAGAATACTAGAAGTTATTGAGACTGAGGCCAAACATACTATCAAAATTATCGCAGAACACTTCTATGGAGACTAGCAGCTATAAGATTGAAGGCCTTAAAGAGGTGGAAGAGGCAATGAAAGAATTGCCTGTAAAATTACAAAGGCAGATACTCAAATCCTTTATAAGGAAAGCTGGGAAAAAATTCATAGTAGACCCACTTAAGACCACTCTGCAATACTCACAGAAACTTGAGGATACGATTAAAGTAGTTACTGCAAATGATGATAAGGATGCAATACAGGCTGGAGTATCATCAAAGGGTTACAAATTGAGATGGCTTGATCTTGGAACAAAAGTAAGAACCACGAGAAAGGGACACAACAGAGGACAAATTATAGGTAAGGATCAAATACAGCCCCTTATCGAAAACCAAGTTCCCAAGATATTGAAATTTACTGAGGAGGAGCTTGGTAATGAGATTAATAAAACAATTGAGAGAAGACTCAAGAGATTAAAAAAATCGCTTTAAGATGTTTATAGATGATTTAGTAGATATGATTACAGGAGATACCTCAGTAAATGCTTTGGCTACGGGAGGTATTAAGTATGAGCATCTACCTGTTGATTTTAATTCTGATCTGGATTGGGTGGTTTTCGGCTATACAGCAGATAATGAATTAAGGACACTTGACGGGGCTGGTTCCATTACTTATTATGGGCTGGAGGTTCAAACAATATCAAAATCTATGACTAATGTTCTTGCTCTCTCCGAAACAATAAGAACCTATCTATCATCTTATGATGATGGATCGAATATAAGGGATGTGGCATTTGATACCGATGGCATATCCTATAATCCTGAAAAACAGGTGTATTATCTAACCGCTAATTATAGCATTCTATATGTGAATTAAAGCGGATATATATAGAAACTAAAAATAATATTATAGCAATGGCATTTAACCCTATTATTGGAAAAGACTTTCAAATCTTAGTTGACGGCTCAGTTATGGCTTTCGCTGAGAGCTTTGAATATTCCTTGGATAAAAAAGAAATCGATGTTACAAACTTAAGTAGCGCTGGATGGGACGAATTTGTTCTTGGCTCAAAAGGATGGTCAGGCTCAATGAATTCATTAATTGTTAGGACCGCTGATACATCAAGAGGATATGATTATTTACTTAATGCATATTTGACTTCTGATGCATCTATGGCTGTAGCATTTAAACCTACTATCGCAAGTAATAGCTATGTAACTGGAGGAGCTTATTTAACAAGCTTAAAAGTTAGCAACAGCGGACTTAATAGCCAAACCACATATTCGGCAACTTTCAAGGGAACAGGACCTCTTAGCAAATTAACTAGCTAATTATGGTAGAATATTTGACTATTAATGAAGTTAAATACCCATACATTGTTAATTATTATGTTATTGGGGATTTTCAGAGAGAAACTGGCAGATCATTTAATGATTTAGGACACTTCCTTGATAATTTATATTTGGTAGAGCCTCTTCTATTTTATGCAATTAAGTATGGATGTCTCATCTCAAAAACAGAGATGGTGCTAAAACGAGAGGATATGTCTCTATTATTGGCCGATAATAAGGTATATCTAGATTTTATTGCATCATTAGGTAAGTTCTTTCCCCCATCTGGAAGTTCCGAGACGGATAAAAAAAAATAGATTTAGCCGAGCTCTGCGGCATAGCAATCAGCAGGCTACATCTATCTCGTGATGAATTTTATAGCTTAACCCCGGTTGAGTTCTATTATGCTTTAGAGGACTTTCATAATAGAACACAATCAGCATTCAGAAATGATGCCGAGTTAATGAGGTTGCAAACATTCTACCTGGTTAATTTGCAGCTTGACCGTAATAGCGCTCTTAAAGATGTTAAGGATTTGATGAAATTCACTTGGGATGAAGAACCTATTAAAGAGATAAAAGAACCAAATTGGGAAGAGCTTGAAAGAGAATTATATAAAGGGGTTAGATAGCCCCTTTTTTTATTGAATATATAGAATATAAAATAATCATAAGTAATGGCTCAGAAAGCATTATATGACCTTACCTTAAAAATCTCAGCAAATTCTGCTGAATTATCAAAAGGAATAAAAGAAGCCAATCAAAAGTTAGATGGATTTGAAAGAAATGTTGGCAATCAATTAAAAAAGGTGCAAGGAGCATTTCTTACTGCTGCTGGTGTTATTGCCAGCCTTAAAGGAACATTGGAATTAGTTAAAGCTGGATTTAATGCAACCGGTGAAGGTGCTGATTTTTTGGAAAAGAAGACGCAAGCATTAAAAACAGGATTTCAGCAACTGGCAAAGAGTATTGTAGATGCTGACTTTGCTAATCTCCTACAAAATTTCAAGGCTGCTGCAAAGGCAGGACAGGAATATTCAATGACAATTGATGAGGTTAACACAAGGATAAGTGACTTATCCGTTTTGCAAGCTACCTTATCATCAAGAGTTGCCACTTTAAGAGTTAAACAGCAGGAAGGCACAATCACAAAAGCTGAAGTTATTGAGCTTGAAAAAACGACAAAACAGCTTCTTGATATTGAAAAAGATATTTATGATGAAGCTATTCAGGCTCAATTAAAATTCATTGCCAATAAGAATAAGACTTGATGAAAATCTGCTCACATCTGTTAGCAACGGGATTACAGAACGTGCAAAGATGAGTAGGGAGGAACTTGCTCAACTCAATAGTGTTACTGAGGAGTATGACAAGTTCTATGATGAAATGATTAAGAGGCATACCGAAGTAACTTATGCCAAACCAAGCGGGGACTCTATGCCGGTTGCAATAGAAGCAGTTAATTATAAAGCTGTTAATGAAGAAATGCAAAAATACATTGCAAATCTGACAGACGTTCAAAAGGCTCAATTAGCTGAAAACAAACTTAGCAGCCCAGAAGAATGGAATAAACTTATTGAATTCCTTGTTAAGAGAAATAATCTTGAAGGAGAATATGCAAATCTTCTAAGAAGAATTGCTACAGCGGGAAATCAAGTTGAGGAAGCAACGGCTCCTATAATAAGAGAGTCAGGAATATCACCTGTTTCAACATCTGGTCCAGCAATACCTTCAGTAGCTCCAGAGATTGATTCCACAGAGCTTGCAATTAGAGAGCCTGCGAAGGTTTTTGAAGAAAGCTGGACAGAAGCTGCTCAAAGGGTAGCATCAGAAATAACCTTATTACAGAACGCTTTTGAGACGTTAGGCACAGCTATTGTTCAGGCTTCCGAGGACGGAAAAATTAGCTTCTCCGAGTCAATGCAAATAATGTCCGAAGCAGCTATGTCTCTTATCTCAGTAATGGAAGCACTTGCCATAGCAGGTATAATAAAGAATGAAGCTGTTACTAAAGGGCTTGCAGGTGTATTTACTGCAATTGCCGGAATTGCTGCTATTATTTCATTATTCTCTCAATATACAAATCCCAATAAATATGCATCAGGAACGTCCTATTCTGCTGGTGGCTGGTCTTTAGTGGGGGAATCTGGTCCGGAACTAGTTAATATGCCACGAGGCTCTCAGGTTCTTTCAAATCTTCAAACAAGGAATATGCTTGGCGGAACGGTAGTATTTGAAATAGGTAACGGGGTAATCAGAGGAGCATTACAGCAGGATGCAAGATTAAATAAAAGTTATGCATAATGGCTTACGGAATAAAGTATTTCATACCATATAATCGCTTTAGCGGAGGTTATACCTATATCCACATTTACGAAGATGGGTATAGTGGTTCCTATGACACTCTTCAAGCTGACGGAAATCCGCTTGAGATAATGTTTGATGGTGATGCAGCTAATCTCTATTCGGGAACGGTAGGAAGCGGAGCGATTATTAATGTTAGAGTAACTCCGCTATCAATGATTGATCTGTTTACGACAAATCCACAAAAATATATGGTTTTAGTTTATGATGGTGGAGGCTCAATTATATGGCAGGGATTTATTAACACCGGAATCTATTACGAGGATTTAAATAGTAATGCAAATACGCTTCTTTCTCTTAAGGCAAATGATGGAATGGCAGTTCTGGATATGATACCTTATAGGCCGGATGCCTCTACCTATTATACTGGTACAGCTTCCATATCTGAAGTGCTAAATAACATTCTCGGAAAGTTAAATCTGTCATTTAATGATAGATGGGGTATGATGGATTATAGGGTAGTAGATTATAGTGATAATGTTTTCTTGTATCTGAAAGTAAATCAGGAGAATTACATAGATGAAGGCGGCAAGCCGATGACCTGTAGAGAGGTTTTAAATGAGATAATGAAATCTTTTGGCTTAAGAATGACTTTTAGAGGGGATACAATCTATATTATCGATCCGATATGCTTACACGACACATCTCTAGGACAAGCATTTAATGGCGGATGGGGGGAATCAATAAGCACTTTCCCGGGTGGTTACCTTGATATTTCAACAGGAGATATTTCCTGGTATCAAACAGGGATCTCATTGGATATAATACCACCAATAAACCAATTAGAAATAAAATACGATCCGTATACTCTTACGGAGGTTCATTACTATTTCAATGAAGAAGATAATTGGGACAATTCCGGTAGCTGGTCCGGACCTTATGGCGATCCTGGGCCCAATCAGTATTATATCAATAATTCTATTCAGTATAGCAATATTGTTACGGATGGTAGTATTCTCCAGCAAGCTATAAAGAGGCTGGATGGAACTGACCAGGAATACTATTTGAAATTGCAGAAGAATGCCCACACTACTTATGGAACACCTGGTATAGCAAGAATTTCATTCCCGCTTTCAACAGTTTATACGGATAGTAATTTATACTTAAAAATATCTGCTGATTATTACTGTAATACAAGAGGATATGATAACATTTATGATACCTCGACAGCTTCTGATGATGTTGATTACTTTGATACAAGTATTGGTTATTTAATAGGTGGAGGGCCTGATACTTCCATTCATTGGCAAAACATAAAAATTTTATCAGATTACACTTTGAATGGGGCAACTTATTCCGAAAGTGATGTTGCTGACCAGTGGATCACTTCACATTGCTTCTGGCCTTTTGGGGATTTGGAGCCTCTATCTGGAGATGGAAGTATAAATGTTTACATATGGGGGAGATACTCACCTAGATACTCAACTTATACAGATAAAAACGTATTAGTTAAGAATGTAAGGGTTGAGATTGTCAATGAAAACGGTGATCCTATTGAAAATACAGGCCAAAAATTCACAGCATTAAAACCACTTGATAATTATATTATTGAGCCGACCACTATTGATCTTATACACGGAACAGGTCCTTATGGAGCTTCAAGAGGAGCTTATATAGATTATTTAAGAGAGATAATTTCCCCAGGAATTTATAGGGGGCTGGAGCCAAGCACAGGAACTCTATATCCAAATGCTTATCACGTTGCTCAATCCTTTGTTAGTCAATATGGCCAGCCAAGGTTTGTTCTTAGAGGAATGCTGAATGTGTCATCCCATCAATTAAATACACAGAATTATTTAATACAATGGTCCAATCATTTACCTGGGAAATCCTTCTTCATAGCTAACGGGACATACAATGACAAATATGAATATATGTCAGTAGAAATGGTTGAGTGTGCAAGCACAAGAGAGAATATAAATATACTGTAATGGCAATTGATATTAAAACTCAAAATTTATTCCCAGTAAGAAGGGATAAGCAAATTGCTTCAAATATTTCTTATAGCTCAGGCACAGGAGGTAGTTCGGCTGATGTAAGTATAAACTTATCCGATTATGCAACTATAACCTATGTAGATACAGAAATTTCAGCAATTGAGGCATCGCTTAATGATTCATATGATGCTCGAGCATATTTCATTCCAGAGGCATCTTTTAACGATTCTTACTTTAAATGGGTTAGTGGATATTTGGAGCCATCAATTGCAGCAGGCGGCGGAGACGTTACTCTGGCTTACGTGGATGGTTCACTTGCAGTCAGAGATGCTCGTATTGCTGCTATAAATGCATCATTAGGGGATGAGGATAATATACTATCCTATGTTAATTCTTCTACTTACTATGATGGCTCGCTCAACCTAAGGCTCCTTAAATCAGGTGATACAATGACAGGAACCCTTGTGGTTGATACTTGCATTGGAATTGGCAAAAATCCAACATATAAGCTTGATGTTAATGGTGATATTAATATGACAATAAGTAGTTATTTCAGATTAAACACAAACCCAGCTATACAGCAAAATGGTGGCTATATGCAGTTTGGTTGGCTATCTTCCGTTTATAATTACTTTAGGACAGCAACAACATCTCCATATCTTGCATTACTAAAAGGAAATGCGGTTGCTCTTGGGATTGATGGCAATAGTAATACAGATTTATATAATCACAGAATTGTAAAGCTCGGAACACCTATTGATGCATCAGATGCAACAAACAAATACTATGTGGATGCATCATTAAATGCAAAAGCTAATAAAAATATATTTGTTATCCCAAAAACATCAGCTTATACTTTAACACCAACAGATAATAATTGCGTGATAGAGGCATCAGGAACATTTGGCATATACTTGCCAACGAATCTGGATGTTGGATTTCAGACTTTAATAATGAACGTTGGAGGAGGAACAATTACTATAAATGCATCAACAGGAGCCACGGTTTATACAAGAGACAGCTCAAATGATCTTAGAAACCAATGGGGAGGCGCAACAGTATACAAAAGAAATAGTACACAATGGGTAGCAATGGGAGACTTAACATAATGTTAAAGAAATGTTAATACAGACACACGGAATAGTACAATTTAAGCAACCCATTACGGGAGGGACTAAAACATTGACTACCTCCCCAACATATGTTTATCTTACTACTATCGGGCAACCTTGCAGCGGATTTACAAATACAATCACAGTTACAGCAAACGTAGGAAATTCTTGGAACGCTTATGTGAGTGACGGGACATCTTGGGTTAGAATAGATGGGGTAACGAACGGTACAGCTTCAGATACAGGGAGCGGAAGCTTTGTAATCACAGCAACAAAATTGCTTTCAGGAGATAGACTTGGCGAGGTTACAGTGACTGACGGCACAAATACTCGTTATGTATCAATCGCCCAAGGAACCTGCCCGGAATAAAAATAAAACAGAATATGGCTTACTTAACTTACAATGGAAAATACTTAAGATATGGAGGCAAAATGCTCACCACTACATTCGAGCCACCTCCACCACCTGATGCCATATCAGTTAATCCAGAATATTATGTTTTTACTACAGCAGGTGGAACAGAAGGTGTTTCTGTGGTTACTTGTTCAGAAGCAGGAATACCAAGCACCTTTACTGCCTCAGTAACATCAGACCCACAAAATATAATAACAGAGTTAATGACAACAGCCGGCAACTCAGGAGACACTATCTGGGTATCAGTAATAACAAACTCAACCGATCACTCTGCTTGCGCATCAGCAACCATAACACTTACTTGTGGAGATGCCACTTGTGAACTAACAATTTATCAGGATGGATATGTTGGAGAATGCGAAGTACCATAATCAGCAGATTGATGGATCTATAAATCAGGATACACTAAATGGGGATATAAATACAAGCACTCTTATAGGAAAAATTGAGCAGGAGGAGTTGCAAGGGTTAACAGTTTTATCTGAGCTTAATGGAGATATATATTAAAATAATCATTAAAGATGGCAAATAATAGGTTAGAAGTCTTCCAGCATAATACAAAATCCTTTAGGGTTACGGTCTCAGGCTTAGACGTAACAGGATATACCCCATATTTCACTGCAAAAAGAAATGTAGATGACGCGAGTGCGCTAATACAATTAATTGGTGTTGTTGAAGACCCTTCAACCCTATTCTTTTGCTTAGGAAGTAATGATACTTCAGTAGCAGTTGCAGATTATCCATACGACGTTACTGTGGAAAATGATGCAAGCATTTACACAACAACAAAAGATATATTAAGTATACTTAATGGTGTGCGATATTAACTAAGATAAAATAAGATATTCATAAATGACAAAGGATGATAGAGAGTATTTAAACGAAAGATTTGATGTATTTGGCAAGCTCATTAATGCACAGTTTCTTAATGTAAATGAACGATTAGAGAGGATTGAAACACAGACCACTAAGACTGATGGCAGGATTTCTTCAAATGAAAATAAAATTATAGACCTTGAGAAAAAGGATTTAACTCATATTCTTGATTGCCCAATGGCACCTAAGATAGAAAAGATTAACGAAGAGCTATCTGAATATAGGCTATTCCTTAAGCATCCAAAGCTTGGAATTGCCGTTATAGCAGGAGCCGTTCTATTCTTTATTGCAACTACATTTATAGGAATTGAAAATGCGAAAAGCTCTTACTCTGAGGAGAATGCCCAGATAGTTAGGGAATTAATTAAGGAGATTAACACATCCCAAATCCCGGATACGTTACGTATTTTCTAAATTTTTTCGTGGATATATAATTGTACAGATTTATTACAGAATTATTTTTTTTCCCTCTCCTAAGCATTCTTGGTTGTTCATTTGGCTTAGGTGAGGGTTTTTTCTGACCATATGCAAACGTTAGGGTTTCGTTAAAGCCTGAATATCATCATAATAGTCTGACCGGGATTTCGAAGATTAGCGGCGTTAACATAATTATTCACTAACACCAAAGACAATGAAAAGATTTAAGACAGTTCAGGACTGGTTAGCCACTAACCCAAGTAAGGAGGAACAGGACAAAGTTTTAATACTTATCCATCGCGGAGCCACATCTAAGGCACGTAAGGAGCTCTATGAAAAAGAGGCTTATCTAAGGAAACTTCAGGCATTAGCCAATCATTTTGGCAAACTTAATCTCAAGCTTCCTGATGATGAGTATAAGCTTATTGAGAAAACTAAGGCTGAGATTACTGAGCTTAAGAAGGGGTTACCCGATACCAGTAAGTACAGCCCACGTAAGAAGGAGGAGCTCGCTGCTAATCCTCAAGAATAGGCTATAATTCCTATTCTTAAGAGGGTGTCTCAAAAAAAGGCACCCTCTTTTCTTGTTTATATCCTAATAATTGTTGAAATTTGGATTGCGGCATTTCCCATTTTTCAATCAGACATTGTCCTTTACACGAGGATTGCAGCGAGACAAGGGAAGTGCCGCATCTTTTATAGATTATTACTTAATACGTATTTATATGAATATTAAAATAGCAAGAGAAAAAATCGCTGACAAATTAGGTTCAGCTGAAGTATATTCTGACTGGGTAAATGTACTCGATGATACTAATCCGGGGCATTACGGTGTTAATGATGTTAATGTTAATATTGAGCCAAATGACATCTGGGTAGATATGCCATCAAAAACATTTACTTTTAAAAATGCAGAGCTTGTTTTTAATATTAGGCTTGGGGGCTCAAGTAATGAGGATGGATATGATGCAGATTTCAGAAAACCCGTATCAGGCTATGGGGAATTTCAGTTTGCCAAAGATGGGAAGGATATTGATATACTGAACTTTTCAATTAACGAAACCATAGATTTATACGAATAGCATATTTATTCTATAAGTTACTAACTTATTTCCACCCATAATAGATTAGTTTTTAGTATCTTACAAAATATCTCAAANNNNCTATGNCAGNATACTTAAGGTCTCCCGTACCATAGCCGACCTGGATGAATCGGAGACCATCAGACCCGACCACATATCCGAGGCTATCAACTACCGCAGCCTCGACAGGGAGGGATGGGCCGGATAAAAATCAATTATTATTTTTTAACATATTTCTTTTTGCTTAATTTGTGACCGGGGAATAGTACTATTTCATCTTTGGTCGGAAAGCATGGAACTGATTAACAGATTAAGAAAAAAGTTGTCGGATGAACATTTGATGTTTGCCTACCGTGGCGAGGTGACAGAGGACAACTCAGCGGGGGCTGCTCACTCTTCTTGAGAGGGAGATGGAGTTCTCGGATTTCAATCCGCTGGGCCGCAAGAGGCTCTTCATGTTCGTCCTTGAGAACCTTCAGAATATTAC